GCGGAAATATTAAGAGCAAGTTCCAAGCCTTCATTGGCTTTTGTTAAATCTCCAGTAGCGGTTGCGAGTCGTTGGAAGGCTGGGCGCAATTCATCATCGGCAATTCCATTGGCAAGCGATAAAGCGGTTATCTGACCTTCGACTGAGGCAATCTGCGCTTCGGTTGCTCCAGTAACATTCTTGAGAGCATTGGCTAAACGATTTTGAGCAGCTTCATCCTCAATCGCGGCCTTAACGCCATCAATTGCTAATTTGCCAGCATAAGCGACTGCGGCAGCTGCGGCGGCCGCAAAAGCGGCTGCTGCAATCTTGCCCATTTTTGCTGCTTTATCGCCAAAAGATTCAACCTCTTTACCGCTTGAATCCATATCCTTAATGAATTGCTTTGTTTCAGCAAGGATTTCAAGTTTTAATGTACGCGAATCAGTAGCCATTACTTTTTCCACTTCTTAACAATTTGATCCACAGCTGCAATCCAATTCTTAGTTAATTCAGGCTGAATACGGCGAAGGGTTGGATAGATAAACCATCCGCGAGAGCCTCGACCATATTTGCCCGACCAGTTTGGAAATTGCTTAAGACGATTAGATCCGAACTCATAACCCGGCCAGAGCATTTTTGTAGTTGCACCGCCAGAAAAACGCTGACCGGCAAAACCGATACTAATGAGTCCAGTTTTGGATGTCTTGGAAACTTTGCCGCCATTGACGACTCGTTGAATAGCCTTGGCTGCAAATTGTCTACCATAAGCGGCGGCCTTAATTTTCTCAAAAGCAAATTCAGCAAGACCATTAGAAGTAGTACGGGCTTGAGAAATTGCTTCATCACCCATAAGACTAAAAGCTTTAGCAAGAGTTTTTAATTCCTTTTTAGAGTACGGACTGAGTGCGTCATTTTCCATTCCGTTTCTCCAATATCTCTATTGCTGTAAGTATATCCTCTGCGGTCTCCCAATACTGCATAGGAATACCGGAAACAATCGCTAGATCGATTAAGAGTCTATTGAGGCTTCCGGCTGGGTAGCTTTTGGGTCTTGTGAGTCACCGATGACGACTTCATCAACAGTCATCTCCCATATTTCGTAAGACTTAACCGGCTTGCCAGCGGCAGCGCGAACATAAGCGCAATGCGCCAAGAATAGAAAATCGTTTAACTGATAAGACTGAACTCCAGTCATATTGTAAAGCGACTTCCCGGTCTTTCGTTCCCACTTAGACCACTCCGGCAAGCCAGCGTGATAAGTCTCAACATCCCCGTTGCTGTATTTAATTGTTATGTCTAACTTCATCTCCCGATTCTCCGATTTCTCTTAGCTGAAGCTCTCTGACGGTGTTCCGACTACTGTGAGCGTCCAAGTATCTGTCAAAGCTCCGGGAGCTGCACCACCGGCACTAGGGAAAATTGGAAGCACATTAAAGGTAAATACTGCGCCGGTTGCAGCTGTGAAACTTACTGAAACTGTTGTGTTTGGATTTTGCTCGGCATTGTTCCACATTGACTCAAACAAAGATCCGTGAGCACCCGAAGCGCCCCAGTCTTGAAGTAGTTCAATTGTAAAAGTCCATTGCTTGTCAACTGACTTATATGCGCGGCCATCAAGAGTTTGGTAAGTCTCGATTACGGTATCGCAGCTAAGAGTCGCTGAAGTGGTTTGAGCGTCATATGGCTTCGTGTCAAGTGTGAAGGTCACATCGCGCCCTGTAATGATATAACTCATTGGGTCTCCTTTTAACTATTGCTCGTAGCGGACGCTCAAGCGGATATCGGATACTAACAAATTTGTTGTTCCGACTTGAGTCACCGTAGGTCTTTCGACTGTAGATAACTCGTACTTGGATCCAGTTAAGGCTCCAAGAATACTAATAACCAGTTTCTCAAGATTGTCAAGACTGGCTTCATTTGAAAAATAAGCGACTAAAACTGAAATTGTGTAATTGAGTTTGACTCTGACGGCACTGCGTCCAATTGTTTCTAATTCCATATATGGCGAATCAGGCACTAAAACAACAGCCGGAACTATTGGAGCTTCGGGTACAAAATCATAAACATTTGCGGTAACACCGGCTAACGCGGTTGCAATTGCGCCTCGAACATCTGCGGAAATAGACGGCATTAGCCAATCATCGATTCTGTGTCGATATATGGGCCAAGCAACCCGACAACTCTATTGAAGAGGGAGCGGCCGAGGCGGAAAGGGGTCACCGCGAAATCCACTCCCTCTATTTGTCCGCCAGCGGCGGTTCTTGATTGAAAGACTTCGACGGCGACTGCCAAAACAGCAGACTCGACATTGGCATTTCCGACATAGGTAGATGCTCCAGAGAGCGTAGCCTTTCCGGCTGGGATAATATTTTTTGCCAAAACATCTGCATTAGTGATAGCTGCGGTAAATACATAATCGGAAATCTCATCATCTGTAACAGTCCGAGTGCCGTTAAATGGTGATCCGCATCCGGTAATTACAACGGATTGACCCTCGGTAAATTCGTGAATGGTTGAAGTAGTGAAGTAAGCAATATTGTCGGTTAGTTCAACTGCCTTGATGTCGGAAGCAAAAGTAACCAACATTGGCAAGATTAAATTTTCGCTTGTGTCAATAATGTCGTTTAAATAAGCATCGTTATAAAGGGATGAGGAAACGCCCAAAATTGTCCTCAGCTCAGAGGCTAAAACTATCGAGGGCATTTCCTAATCCTTCCTACTAAGGGGTAAAGGCCAGCTCGGGAGCGACTGGCCCTTACTATTTTGATTTATCAGCTCTTGTTGAACCAGTTAGCTCCAGCGCCTACCTTGGTCGCGATTGCGCCATATCCGTAGTAAGCAACCTTGATTTGACCTGTCAAAAGGCCAGTATCAACAACGCTTGTTTCCAAACGGAAGCGGCTGGACTCATACCAAGTATAAGATTCTGGGTTAACGCATACCATTGAATAATCGCCGGTTGCTGGTGAAGTAATGGTGCGATCAACATAAAGATCAAGACCAAGAACATTGCCGCGAAGTGATGTAGGTGAAACTACTCCGCCCGCGTTTTGTGGGTTGAAAGCGGTGAAGATTGGGCGGCCGGAAGTTTCGGCGTATCCCATAATCTTACCCCATTGCTCAGGGCTAACAACAATATTGCGAGCAAAGCCCAAAGAAGCTTTGTAAATTGCTGCGGCTGCGCTTGAAACATAGGCAACAAGACCAGGAGCATCCTCGGTAGTTGCTGTTGCGTTTAGAACGCCATTATTAGCAACTTCACCTAAAACTGCAATATTTGTTGCTTTTGCATAAGCGTATTCCATTTGACGAACAAGTTCATCAAAGAAAACAGGGCTTGAACGATCGAGAAGCTCTACTGAGAATGTCTGAGCTCCAGCATATTTCTTGACATCAACGGAAATAAAGCTATTTGTCATTCCAGTTTCATTAATTGTTGCGGCTTCAGCCTCAACTCCAACTGTAGGAACAGCGGTAATCTTTGGAATTTCAAAAGTCATTCCGGCATCAGGAAGAACGCCGCGAGAAATTGCATCAATCATCGGACGATCTGCATTTGATAAAGGATTTACAACTTCGGTCAACTGACGGGTTGGAATCAATCCGGAGTTGTTTGTTGTGCTGTCATCAGCAGCAAGAACATATTGACGAGATGTATCATCGCCGAACACTTTGGAACGGATTGATGCTTCAAGATACTTCGCCTTTGTAAACTCTAGGCGAGGTGAGGTATAGAACGCTGGGCGAGCCGCCTCAACGGACTGAACCTTGGCAGCTTCTACCGTTTCTTCGGCAGGAGCTGGAACGGTAGTGTCTGACACTTGTTCTCCTTCGGTTGGTTTGTCTGAATCAGCGGTTGCTGGCTCAGAATCTTTTGGTGCTTCATTTTCGGATGCAGCGACTTCGCTTACGCGGGCGCTATCGATTGCTGGATCAGTAACTAAAGAAACTTCCTCAAGGCTGGCGCTGGTAATCTTCATTACGCCTTTCTCGTTTGTCCATTCGTTAATCATTGCGCCAACGGAAAAGCCATCGCGAAGTCCTTCGCTTGCTTCAACTAGCGCGTCTTCGCCAGCCATTGTGTTAGCAATTTTGAAAGTCGCCTCAATGCCATCGCTTGTCTCTGTAAATTCCATAACTTTGCCAATTGGGCGAGTGCGGTCGTGCTCAAGAAGCAATTTAACATTCTTAAGCTCAATTGAGTTAGATGCGAATACGGTTGGGCCGACTGAAGTGTTTCCTTGCTCATTCCAAGTCACAATTTTGCCGGTGATAGTCCGCTTATTCGAATCGGCAGCGGTTATTGCCATTGGTAGATTAATTTTCATTAGGAATTAAATCTTCCTCTCGTTGAATCTGCTCAACGCTCATTGCGCCGATGCGGTTTAGAATTTCGTAAACTTGAGCGCGCTCCAAAGCGTTACCGCGTAGGAAATCGTCAAGATCAAAGCGAACCATTACAGGATTTGGAACGAAATCCGGCAACGATAGCCTTTCCTCAATCGCTTTAAGTATCGGGCGAAGTGAGAAATCAACTAATGAGCGCCGCTCTGAGACGGCGTTTGAATAGGTCATTGATGTCGTTTCGGCGCTCAAGAAGTATGCAGGTATTCCGCAAGCGCGGGCAAGTTCAAGAGCCACATATTGACGCGCCTCGGTTAATTGCAAAGCTTTAGGATCAAAACCAATTGTCTGAATATCAACATCGGCATTCAGAAACGCTGTGCCTCGAGATTGACGAGCTGTGCGCCAAGCATTAAGCAAAGATTGAATTCTTTCGGCTGGTAAATTTGTGCCGGTTGATTTAAGAGCCAATGTTGGAACTGGATCTTTTGCATAAGTGAGCGCAGCGTTTTCTAAATAAACAGCTGCATTAACAGTTTTGCCGGCTCGGTGTAAAAATCCTTCATCGCCACCATCGAATCGAATTAATGAACCGACTCCGCTTTGTGGCACAGCCATTCCATCAACTTTATATCCGGTAATTGTCGTATTCTTAAAATCTGTGTCAACTGTTACGCGATCAGGGCTAACGCGAGTCCAAGCTCTTACGCGTCCGCCATCTGTTGCCGAATACATTTCAAGAACTTGTCCATACCCAGCGCCATATAACCAAATATCCTCAGCAAGCCAGTTGTAAATAACAAAGCCAGCAACTCTTGGGTCTGGTTGATTGATTACTCGGTGCGGATCTACATATTCGCCCGTGATGCGGTTAAATGTCGTTAAAGGTAATGAGCCAATAGTGCCGCAGATAATATTTCTAGCGCGGGCAACTGAAGGAACTGACATTGCTAGAGAGCGGGTTGTATTTGTTGCTCCACCAAGAATGTTGTAAACGGAATCAGTAATTTGAACTGGTGTTAATGCAGCTTCTACATCGGAAGTCCGAATTGGCTTAGATGCTGGAAAGAAGAAATCTCTAATTGCGCCCATTATTGCTTAGATTGTAGAGGATACGGCTTACGCAACAACGATATCGACACCATCATTGAACTGTGTCGCGTAGTGCGAGGCCATAGCGGCGGCAACCGCTCCCGTGATTACCGCCGCCGAAACTTTGCGGCCCATAACCCAGCCGCCATCGCCAAAGTTAACCCTTACCGCCGACAAGCAATGCTTGGTTAATTCCTCTTGGTTGCTATGGGCTAATCGACCGCTTGAAATGGCACTAAGAAACTCATCGCAGCTTGTCGCGTAAGGCTGGCCGTCAATAGCCTCACAAGGCAAGCCTGCTGGAACCAACCGAGCAGCAACAGCGCTAGCCGTTCGCGCCGAGTAAGCAATTTTTAAGACATTGAATCGCCGATACCAATCTCCGATGTCGTTGGCAATTAACTTGTCGGATAGATAGCCGGGATTAGTCCAAGTTTGGAGGAGTTGCACTTGGAATCTGTCTTTGTCGATTCGCTGACTCGCGACTAGCGCCGCTTGCCGTCTATCAGGGGATAAATCAATCGCTAACCAAGTGTCCGCGCTGTCATTCAAGCGCAGACCCTCGACCGCGCAAGCTTGCCATTGGGACGGATGGATAACTGGATTGATTGTTGAAACCCATTGACACAAAACCTCCGTCCGGACAATGTCTTCGGGATCATTTAAGACCGCTCGAATATTGTCCGGATGAATGGTGTGTCCGAGTGAGGGATTTGCTTGAGCGACACCTTCCCAGAATGTCGCCGAGCCATCAAACTTAATCTCCGGCGGTGCAGACCACTCCCACCAGCCCAAACTTAGGTCATCGGTTAGGATTGTTGCAAGTGCCCGCTCTCGCATTTTGTTCAAGACAATTGAATGTTGATCTCCGGCGTTAGAAAATAGAAAAGCTTGTGGATTGGGTGCGGCCATTTGCGTATATCGCAACGAACTCCACACATCCTCATCGTGATACTCCCTAGCCTCGTCCAAGAATATGGTTGAAGGCTGGCTAATTCCTCGAGTAGCTGAATTACTGGCTCGGACGATATATCGCCGGCCATTTGTGAACTGAAGCTCTTGAAATCCTCGAGCTTCTAGCTTCTTTGTTAATTGACATTCTAATTCCGGGTGCTGGGTAATGATGTTATAAATTTTGTAAAAGATTTCGGCTGAAGTAGTTAGTTTGTGAGCTGTGTGAACGATTAAAGGCTCGTTTAAGTGAAAGATTCGATAGAGAATTTGCCAAATCATAAACTCAGATTTGCCATTTTGGCGGGCTATTAAGGCGGTATGAACGGGTGTTAGCCACCGGCCATCGGGTCGAACCCGTAGCACTTGCTCGCCAAGCCACTCTTGCCAAGGCATCAAATTCATACCAAATTTAGTGCAAAACTCGGCAAATTCCTTGCCTTTTGAGGGGTAATCGGTGATTTTAGTGTGGATTCGCGGCTTTACCACACCTCGGTAAGCCGATCCAGCCCGAAGCGAAACAAGCTCGGCCGAATCGTTTTCGATTAATTCCAATTCAAGCATAATGCTTTGTGGTCGAGCCAGTTCCGGGTATAAAAATCCCAATGGGGGTCGTGGGTGAACTGGAACGCCTC